AAGGTATATTGCATATCAGAACAAATTTATCGAGTGCAGATTATATGATTTTAAGATACAACAACCAAAATGGAATGTATCTTGATTATTCGATTCTAATAGACACTAAAAAAGATTTGCTAGAAATTTGCAATAATTTATGTAAAAAAAGTGAACATGAAAGATTGATTCGTGAAGTTGAACTAGGACAAAAGCTAGGCTGTAAAAAGTTTATATTTTTAATTGGTGAAGATAAAATAAATAGTGCTGAAGATATAAAAAAATGGCAAAGTAATTATACCAAAGTTACAGGCGAAAAATTATTAAAAATTATGATTACATTTAGCAAACATCATAATTGCAATTTTATATTCATCTCAAAAGAAAAAATGGGCGAGAAAATAATTGAAATATTGAATAATAAGTAATTTTAATTTACATTTTATTAAAAATAATATATAATATTTCTTGAAAGGGAGGTTAAGAAGATGGATTTTATTAAGACAAAATGGATTAATCCAAATATTTTAGATGAAGGAAATCACATGGTTGTTTTAGAAGAAAATGATGATGAGATGGAAATGATAGTGCTTTGCAATAATTGTGGACAACCAACAAAATATGGACAAACAAGAATGATTAGCGGCTTTGTAGGATGTGATAATAAAATTAAAGTACGCGGTAAAGAAGTAGAATGTTATTTTGGAGATTTACAACCACGAGTTCTTGATTGGAAAGAGAATCATTATGATCTATACAGGACAGGTAAGGTTTATCGCTGGAGAGATGGTGCAGATGGAGGCTTTGAAGAATGAAAAAAGAAATGAAAAAATTTCAAGAAACACATAATTGGAGTCAATATGTATTAGAACAAAAACATAAAAAAGTTGATAAATTAAGAAAAGAAGGTGTTTTAAACGCATGGAATGTTGTGAATTATCAAGCAAAGCCTTTAAAAAAATATATTAGGAAGTTACAATATGGTAATGTTATTAATATTCCTAAAAAATATATTAAAGAATTTAATTTTCAAAAAGGTGATAAATTTGAAATCATTGTTGAAAATGGAAATATTGTTTTAAAACGTATCGAGGATAAAAATGGATAAATATGTAAGAGTAGTTTATCAAAGTGAGCCAATAGGAAAAGAAAGAATTGTTTTATATCTAACTACTTTTGATAAAGAAACTTTTGAAAGAGATAATTTATTTCAGTTGAAAGAAGAAAAAATAATACATGAATTTGAAAGAACAGAATTAAATAGACCTGATTTTATTGAAATGTTTGAAAAAAATTTGAATATAATGGTTAAAAACATTTATGAAGAAAAATTAAAAGAAATGGAAACCACTATAAAAAAGTCTAAAAATGTTAAAAACATCTCAAATTCTGATGATGTATATTGCAATATTGTTTATGGGAATATATCTAATTGTGATAATATTTATTGTAATGAAGTAAAAGGAAATATTAGCAATTGTGATAAGATAATTTATAAATAAATTAGATTTATTTAAGGAGATGATAAAGTGAAAGAACTAGAACAAGAACTGCAAGAAATAAAAAATAAAATAAATGAAATAGAAAAAAAATATTCTTTTGTAAAAGATTATAAATTAATTTGTACTTTATTAGATAAATGTAATTTGAATGATATTAAATTAAATAGAGAAGAAGTTAAAAAAAATAATTCCATTTATATTGTTGAAAGTAATGGAGATGAAATTCATATTTATAAAGAAAACAAAGGTGGTAATAATGAAAAATAAAGAGATAGAAGAATTATTAAATGAATTAAAAGAAGTAACAAATTCAAAAAAATTATCAAGCACTTATTGTATAACAAATAAACATTGGCAATTATTATTATCATACATAGAACAACTAAAAAACAGAAATAAAGAATTATACGAAGGCTTTATGGCAACACAAGAAGAATTAACTGACTATGCAACTAAAAATGAACAACTAGAAAATAACAGAAATAAAGCAATTGAATATGTAGAAAATATGCCATACTTACAAGAGACAGATAAAGAATATGAAGATATAAATGGCAATACTTACTTTACATATAAAGAATGGGATGATAGTGAATTATTAAATATATTAAAAGGTGATAATGATGCCTCAACAAATTAAAACTTGTAAAAGAAAAACTATGGATGATGACTTTTATACTATGTATAAAGACTGTGTTAGAGAATTACACAAATACGATTTACGAAATAAGAAAATCATTTGTCCTTGTGATAATAAAGAGAGTAATATTTATAAATATTTAAAAGATTGTTACTATGATGTAAAATGTGATGATAAAGAATGGAGAAACATTGACTATTCCAAATATAATTTAGTAATAACAAATCCACCATTTAGTCAAGCGAGGGAGTTTATTAGACATTTAGTCGAACAAAAGATAGATTTTATATTGATAGTAAGTGATGTCTTAAGATATAGCATAGCAAAAGGAAAAACTGATTTTGGAATTCCTTTATACAAAGGTTGGGATGCACAAAAATTTTATAGACCAGATGGAACAATACAAGCAGTACATTGTGGTTGGATTTCAACAATACCTGATACATGGGGAGAAAATAAATTATTAAAAGGTGGTAGTGATTATGAATAAAAAAGTTGAACAATCAGAAATAATAAAAAATCAAGCAAAAAATATAAAAAGAAAAATAAGATGGAATAATGCAGATGATATATTATATGAAAATTTAAGCCCTTGTTCATATTGCTTAGTACATAATTATATAATTGATTTACATAAAGAAATTGATAATTTACAAAAGAAAGCAGAACTAGGAGAACACTACAAACATTTATATAATGAAGTAAAGAAACAAAAAGATGATGTTGTTGAGTATATAAAATCTTTTGAATATTATATTCCAGAAGATAATAAAAACGAATTATTAAGAATGTTAGGTGAAATAGAATGAATGATGTAAAAATAGATGTTAAAAATAGGACAATATCATTTGGCGATTTTATAAAATTTTATGATGTACCTGAGTATGTTATTAATTATATTAATCAATTACAATCCAATTGGAATAGTTTAAGAGAGTTAATAAAATGGAGACCTATTGAAGAATATGATGAAAATAAATATGATTGGGTATTGGTTAAATATTATGATGGAGATTATGAATGTGTACCAACAGTAGCAGAACGAAGAAAAGGTACTAACAAATGGTATGATACCAACAATAATGAAATAATATTTGAAGTAAAATATTTCTTTGATATGCAATTATTAGATAAAATGAACGAATTAGAAGGGAAGAATAATGAATTTGAAATAATAAAAGAAGATAAGGAAATAGAAAAAATAGGGAATGATTATTATCACAAAACTCAACCAGAACAAAATCAAATATTTCAAAGAAAAATTAATGAAATAATAGATAAAGTAAATAGTTTGGAGAATAAACAATGAAATACCAAGTATTAGGACATAGAAGAAAACTGCAAAAAGGTGATAGACCTTATGAAGTAGTAGCAGAATTTGATAATTTAGAGCAATTGTATTTCATGATGGACAAAGTAGATAGAAGAATATATGATGAAGTATTAGTAATTGATACTTATACTAATAGATTAGTGGTAAGTAGGGAATTGGAAGAACCGTACATAAAAAGGAGAAAAAGATAACATATATAAAACAAATAAGATTAGAAAATAAATTAATTGCAAAATAAATTATTTTATGTTACAATAAATTTGTCTCCTATGAGATAAGGCTAGAATAAAGCACAAATTTATTTCTCAAAAGAATAGGTTTTTTCTTTAACCTCCTATTCTTTTTTTGTGTTATAATATACTTGAGTGATTTGATGAAAGATATAATTGGGTTAAATTTTAATGATTTTATTAAAAATATTGAGGTGATAAAAGATAATTATACAAGTCTTTTGTCGCCTTTTTTTAATAGAAAAATGATAATATTTTACAAGCAAAAAATATACTCTTTTCAAATAGTTGAATGGAAGAAAGACAAATTGTGGGAAGCATTAAACAATGACATTTCGATTGAAGAATTTTATCAAATTGTCAAATATTTAAAATAATGGTATACTTTTAATTGGAGGTAGAAATGCAAATAATTTATAAGAAAATTGATGAAGTTATTCCATACGAGAATAATCCAAGAAAGAATGATGAAGCGGTTGATTATGTTGCAAAGTCAATAAAAGAATTTGGATTTAAAGTGCCAATTATTATTGATAAGAATAATGTAATTGTTACAGGACATACTAGATTAAAAGCAGCAAAAAAGTTAGGATTAAAAGAAGTTCCAACAATAACGGTAGATGATCTTACAGAAGAGCAGATAAAAGCATTTAGATTGGCAGATAACAAAGTTAGTGAAATGGCAACTTGGGATTTTGACAAACTAGATTTAGAATTAGATGATATATTAAATTTAGATATGGAAGATTTTGGCTTTATTAAAAGTGAAGATGTAGATATAGATTCTTTTTTTGAAGAAGTAGAAGAAAAAGAAGAAAAAAAAGAAAAAACTATTGTTTGTCCTTATTGTGGTAAGGAGTTTATTAAAGAATGAAAGTTTTTTTGGCGGCGACAAGTACAAGAGAATGTTTAGAAGAAGAATTATTAAAAATTCCGTATATTCTGGAATCTTTTTATAGTATAAATAACAAAAAGACTTTGGAAAGAGTAAAAAAACATGATAAAAAAAATTTTTTATTAGACAGTGGTGCTTTTACTTTTATGAATAATTTTAAAGGTAAAGTTAATTTTGATGAATATTTAGAAAAATATATTAATTTTATTAATGAATATGACATAAAATATTTTTTTGAATTAGATATTGATTCGGTAGTTGGTTATGAAAAAGTAAAAGAATTAAGAAAAAAACTTGAATCAAAAACACAAAAAAAATGTATTCCTGTTTGGCATAAATCAAGAGGACTAGAAGAATGGAAAAAACTAACTAAAGAATACGATTATGTCGCAATTGGTGGAATAGTAATAAGAGAAATAAAACCAGCAGACTACAAATATTTTATTCCTTTATTAAAAATCGCAAAAGAGAACAATTGCAAAGTGCATGGATTGGGATTTACAAATACATCTAAATTACATAAATATAATTTTTATAGTGTAGATAGTACTAACTGGTTATCTGGCGGAAGATTTGGACAATTGCATATTTTTAATGGTAAATATATGGAGAGTAAGTCATTTAAAAATAAAAGAGCAAAAGATTATAAAGAAATAGATAGTCATAATTTAAGAGAGTGGATTAAATTTCAAAATTATGCAAGCAAAAATTTATAGGAGATGATTTAATGAAAGCGTTAGTATTAAGTAGTGGTGGTATAGATAGCACTACTTGTTTAGGTATAGCAGTAAATAAATATGGAAAAGATAATGTAATTACAGCTAGTTTATATTATGGGCAAAAACACGATAAAGAATTAGAATGTGCTAAAAAAATAGCAGAATATTATGGAGTAAAACACATAGAGGAAGACATTTCAAATATTATGAAATATGCTAATCAAGTATGTACTTTAATAAAGGGTGGAAATGATATAGAACATAAGTCTTATGCAGAGCAAATAGAAGAAAATGGAGAAGGTAGAGTCGCAACTTATGTACCTTTTAGAAATGGATTGCTACTATCAATAGCAACAGCTTATGCGGATAGTTTATTTCCAAATGAAAAAGTAGAAATATATTACGGAGCACACGCTGACGATGCAGCTGGTAGTGCGTATGCGGATTGTAGTCCAGAGTTTGCGGAAACAATGAATAAAGCTATTAATTTAGGAACTTATGGAAAAATATCAGTGGAAAGACCATTAATTAATATGAACAAAGCAGAAGTAGTTAAAACTGGATTAAAATTAAATGTTCCTTATAATTTAACTTGGAGTTGTTATGAAGGTAAAGAAAAACAATGTGGTAAATGTGGAACTTGTATTGATAGAAAAAATGCTTTTTTAAAAAATGGAGTAAAGGACCCGGTGGATTATGAAGAATAAAGTTAGCTGGAATAATATAGAAGAGTATATCAATTATGTATATGATTTTTACAAAGGTAAAAAAATTAGTGGTGTTTATGGGATACCAAGAGGCGGATTAATATTTGCGGTTATGTTGTCTCACAAGATGAACATCCCTTTATTAATGGCACCTGTAGAAAATTGTATTATTATAGATGATATATGTGATACTGGAGAAAGCTTATTGCATTACCAAAATAACAGTAGTGGAGACAAGAAAAACAAATACCATATAACTACTATGTTTTATAAAAAGAATGAATTGGTTAAACCAGAATTGTGGTTTGAAGAAAAAGAAAATAAATGGATAATTTATCCATGGGAGGTAGAATAATATGTATTATGTAAGTAAAAGAATGGAAATTGCAGGTGCACACAATTTAAAATTAGATTATGAAAGTAAGTGTCAAAATTTACACGGACATAATTGGATTGTAACAGTTTACTGTAAAAGTGAAAAATTAGATCATAATGGAATGATTTATGATTTTAAACTTATAAAAAATAAAATTAGTGATAAATTAGACCATCAATATATTAATGAAATTGTAGATTTTAATCCGACTGCAGAGAATATGGCAAAATGGATTTGTGAACAAATAGGAGATAAATGTTATAAAATATCAGTACAAGAAAGTGAAGGTAATATCGCAACTTATGAAAGATAGTTTAATTGTAAATGAAATATTTGATAGTATAGATGGGGAAGGAATAAGGACTGGCGAACTTGCAACTTTTATAAGATTAGCTGGATGTAATTTAAGGTGTAGGTATTGCGATACAAGCTATGCACTAAAAGGAAATCAAGGAAATAAAATGTCTATTGATGAAATAGTTAATAAAGTTAAAGAAATAGGAATTAAAAATATAACTTTGACTGGTGGAGAACCATTGCTACAAAAAAATAGTTTTGTTTTGATAGAAGAATTAATAAAAAATGATTTTAATGTAAATATTGAAACAAACGGAGCAATAAATATTACACCTTTATTAGATAAAAATGTAATTATAACATTAGACTACAAAACTATATCAAGTAATATGAATAACAAAATGTTATTAAGCAATTTGGAAAAATTAAGGGAGAATGACGTTCTAAAGTTTGTCACTAATCAAAATGATTTAGAAGATATAAAAAAAGTTTTAAAAAAATTTAACATAAAGTCTTATATTTATTTATCCCCAATATTTAATGAAATTGAGCCAAAAGAATTAGTTGAATTTTTGAAAGAGTTACATAAAGAAAAAGTTAATATATCAAAAATGAGGGTACAATTGCAATTACATAAAATTATATGGAATCCAGAAGAAAGAGGTGTTTAAATGAGTTTTGATGAAGAAAAATGCAAAGAAGCGGTAGAATTATTATTAGAAAGTTTTGGAGAAGATATAACTAGGGAAGGGCTAAAAGATACACCTAGAAGAGTAGCAGGTTATTGGAAGGAACTATTAGAAGGGAATAATTATACCAACAAAGAAATAGCAAAGATGTACAATAAAAAATTTATAGTTCCAAGTGATAGTTTAGTGGTAAAAGAAGTAAAAAATGTTTTTAGTCATTGTGAACATCATTTAGCCTTAATGTATAATATGAAAGTAGTGGTAGCTTATCTTCCAAAAAAGGTAAAAGGTGGATATCAAGTAATTGGACTAAGTAAAATCCCAAGAATAGTTGAAATGTGCTCTAAAAGATTACAATTACAAGAAAAATTAGCTAACGATATAGCACAATGTATTTCATTAGCAACAGGAAGTAAAGATGTGTATATTAATATTATAGGAGACCATGCTTGCGTATCTGCTCGTGGTGCTAAAAATGATGGATTTACTGATGTAACTTATTTGAGTGGCAGATTTAAAACTAATAGTGATTTAAGAAATGAAGTTGAGAGAAAAGTAAAATAAGGAGGTGTTAGTTGTGTCGAAAGGACAAATAAAGCAAAAACAAGACAGAATAAAAAAAGAGCAATTTGAAAGTTTGTGCTATATTCAATGCACAGAAGAAGAGATATGTTCTGTTTTGGATGTATGCACGGATACGCTGGACAGTTGGTGCCAAAATACTTATGGTATGCACTTTTCGGAAATATTCAAGATAAAAAGAAAAGGTGGCAGAGCTTCACTAAGAAGAAACCAATGGAAGTTAGCAGAAAAAAATGCAACAATGGCTATATTTTTAGGCAAGCAGTATTTAGGTCAAAAAGATGTTGTTGAAACAACTGTTACAAATAATGGTATTCTTGATGAATTGGCGGAGGCACTAGCAAATGCCAAGAAAGATAAATGAGTTATTGAATCCAAAGCAGCTTGATTTCATGCTTTATGACGATAGGCGTATTAATCTATTAACTGGATCTGTCCGTAGTGGTAAAACATACATATCATTGCTAAAATGGGCTATATTTGTTGGAAAAATGCCAGAAAACGCAGAGTTCCTGATGACAGGCAAGACACTAACATCGTTGAAACGTAATTGTTTGGGATTGTTACAAGATTTAGTTGGAATTAATAATTTTACTTTTTCTATTAGTCAGAAGTCGGCAAAGCTGTTTGGGAGAACGATATGGCTTGAAGGTGCAAATGATGACAGAGCAGAAAGCAAAATTCGTGGTATGACGCTTGCTGGTGCTTATGTGGACGAGTTAACACAGATACCAGAGGACTTTTATCGAATGTTGTTATCAAGATTGAGTGTTAAAGGTGCTAAATTATATGCAACAACTAACCCAGACGCACCGAGTCATTGGGTTAAAGTTGATATAATAGACAACGAGGAGATAGACAAGCAAGTTTGGAAATTTACGCTTGATGATAATGAGATTTTAAAAAGAGAAAATGAAGAATATTTTGAACAGTTAAAGAAAGAGTATCAAAGTATGGGTGGAGTTTTCTACGACAGATTTATACTTGGTTTATGGGTACTTGCAGAAGGACTTATATATAAGCAATTTGCGAACAATACAGAGTTATTTCTTAAAGATAAAGCAGTTGATGACAATGGAAATAAGCTAAACTTTTTAGTTATTTCAATTGGTATTGACTATGGTGCAACAAAAGGTGAAACAGAATTTAAAGCAACAGGAATAACACAATATTTTAGAGAGGTATGGACAATTGGAGAAAAGAAACTTGCAGGGCTTTATACACCAGAAGAAATATTTAATGCTTTTATAGAGTTTTACAACGAAATAGTAAGTGAATATGGTAAAGTTACTCATGCTTTTGGCGATTATGGTGCATTAGGGCAAGTGCTTACTTATGGGTTGAATAAGAAATTACAACAAAGTAATATACCATTATTTGTAGATGATTGTATCAAAGGGCAAATAATTGATAGAATTTACATGGACCAAATGTTATTTGCACAGGGTAGAAGATTTATATTAAGAAAGTGCAAGTATTTAATAGAAGCTTACCAACAGGCTGTATGGAGTGATAAAGAGCCAGATACAAGACTTGATGATGGAACAACACCGATAGATGATTTGGACGCTAGCGAGTATAGTATGTTTCCTTTCTATGATAAATTAATGATAAAAATATATGGAGGATAAAATGATTTGGTTTAGTATTATAGGGGCATTTTTGGTTTTGTTTTTTATATTTTGTGCAATAGCAATAAATAAAAAAGGAGAGTGATACTAAGTGAAGTTAGAAGATTTTTTAAAATTAAATTATGGTTATGATTCAACAATAAAAGATAATATAAAAACATATATAGAACAATGGCGAAGTTGGTATGTTGGAAATGTTACATCATTTCACAATTATTTTGTTTGGAATGGGCATGAAAAAGTGCCACAAAAAAGATACACAATGAATATGGCTAAAAAAGTAAGCGAAGATTGGAGCGATATTCTTTGGAGTGAAAAATGTGAAATATCAATGAAAGATGATACATCGCAAAAACAGTTTGAAGAACTTACAAATGAATTAGATTTGTACGTGATTATTAACCAAGCATTGGAAAAAAGTGGGGCTTTAGGAACTGTTGGAACTGTTACAAGTGTATATGATATTGTTGAAAATAAAGATGGAATGTATTTAGATGTTTCAAATGCAAAGACGAGAGTTGATGTTGTTGATGTTGATTGGATTTACCCATTAAGTTGGAACAACAAAGAAGTAACAGAGTGTGCTTTTGGAAGTGTAGAATATATTAAAGGCAAAAAATATATAGTATTATCAGTTCATAAATTAAATGACAAAGGCAATTATGTTATTATTAATCATTTGTTTAGAGATGACAACGGATACCTTGCAGAAATAACAACACAAGAGGATACAATTCCAGAATTTGATACACAAAGCAATGTTAAATGGTTTAGTATATTCAAGCCACTACTTACGAACAATTTGTTTGATAATAGTCCGTTTGGAATACCACATTTTGCAAATGCAATTGATAATTTAAAAGCGGTTGATATTGCATTTGATGCTTTAAAAAATGAGATAAAAGATGGACGAAAAAGGGTATTTGCAAGAGCAGATATGTTTAACTATAATGACGGAACACAAAAAATGGTGTTTGATCCAAACGATATTTCAATTTACAGGTTGCCAAAAGGCGCAACAAAAGATGATTTAATTCAGAGCGATAGTGATGATTTAAGAACAGACAAACAAATTAATACATTAAATACCAACCTTAACATCTTAGGCGATTCCGTTGGATTTGGTGAAAATCATTATCATTTTGATGGTACAAATTTATCAACAGCAACGGCAGTTGTGAGTTCAAACAGTAAGTTATTTAGAAGAAAGAAAAAGTTGGAGGTTGGCTATGAAAGCGCCATTTATGATTTAGTAAATTCAATATGTTATGCTTCAAGCAAATTTGGAAAATATAATATAAACACAGAAGATATGGTTATTCAATTTGATGATAGCATAATTGAAGATAAAGAAGCAGAAAGTAACAGAGCATTAAGAGAGTTGCAACAGGGAGTTTTATCTAAAGTTGAGTATAGGATGAAAATTTTTGGTGAAACTGAGGAAATTGCAAAAAAAGCCATTGAAAAAATAGAAGAAGCAGAGCCAAAAGTTGAGGATTTGCTTGGCACCAAAAATATGGAATAAAAAAATTTGAAATTAAGAAGGAGGAATAAATATGATTTCAATTTATAGTAATATTAGTTCAAAATCAACAAGTAAAGGAGAGGAATTTAGTGTTTTCGAGTTAAGAGGATTATCAACCGATGAAAAGCCAACAGAAGTAAATGGAAAAAAAGTAGATAATGGTTCTGTATTTGTTGAAATTGATACACAAAAAATATTTTTTTATGATTTAGAAAATCAAGAATGGATTGGTGAATAAATATGGATATTACAAGTTATTTATTAGGAAAACAATCATCAGGCGGTGGAGGTGGGAGTTCCGATTTAGATTGGTCTGCTATTGGATATTCCAAAAGACCAGAATCAATTGATGATGGATATAATTATGCCAAGCAAATACAACAAAATTGGACACCAGCAACTAATTTAAGTTACAAATTTGATAGCGATTATAATTTAAAATTTATGCCTTTAGTTGATACAAGTAACGCAACAAATATGCAGAATATGTTTAATAGATGTTATTTTTTAGAAAAAGTTCCTATATTTAATATGGATAATGTAATTAATGCAGCAGGTATGTTTACAAGTTGTAATCGTTTAGTAACAGCACCATTGTTAGATTTCTCAAATGTAAAACAAGTTACGAATCTATTTAATAATTGCCAATATTTGGAAAACGTGCCTCAATTTAATTTTAAATCAACTAACAGTTTATATTATATATTTTATGGTTGCCCTAGATTAACTGATGTTAGTTTAAATAACATATTATTATCATGTATTAATGCGACAAACGTTATAGAAAATAAAACGCTTGCATATTTAGGTTTTCAAAGTAGTAATTATTCTGTTTCAAGAATACAAGCATTACCAGCCTATCAAGATTTTATAGACGCTGGTTGGACTATTGGTTATTAAAAAAGAATATTTTATAAAGGAGGGAAATAAATGCTAGTAAAAGTTACGAAAGATACTGTTAAAATTGTTAATGAGAATTACATTTTAAATAAAGGCGAATATAAGGTTAATAAATGTTATTTTCAATTTAGTGAAGAATATACTAATGATTTAATTAAAAAAGCAATATTTGAGCATGGCGATACAAAAATTGAAGTTGTAATTGTTAATAATGAATGCGATATTCCTTACGAAGTATTAAATTTTGATGTGTTTGAATTGAGAGTATATGCTTATCAGATAGATTCAATTAGTGAAGAATTAATATTAAGATATTCACCAACTTATACAAATGCTTATTTAAGGGCAGGAAGTTATGATGCAGATGCGATACATGGTGAAGAAATAACCCCAAGCCAATTCGAACAATATGAACAGGCTTTAAATGATGGACTTGTTACTGTTAATAACAAACTTGATGATGTAAATACAGCAATTGATGAAACAAACAATCTTAATCTTACAGTTTCTAAATTAGGAAAAATAACAACAGTTGTTTTAACAAAAAAAGATAGCACAGTTCAAACAGTTGAAATATTGGATGGACAACAAGGTGAATCAGGAGAGCAAGGAGAACAAGGTATTCAAGGTGAAAAAGGCGACAAAGGCGACAAGGGTGATACCGGACCAGAAGGTCCAATTGGACCAATTGGACCACAAGGAATACAAGGGGAACAAGGACCACAAGGAGAAACAGGACCAGCAGGACCTCAAGGACCAAAGGGAGATAAAGGAGATACAGGAACTTCTTTAATTGATTTTAGAATAGTTCAAACACTACCTACAACTGACATCTCAGAAAGCACCATATATTTAGTTCCAAGTTTAGATGTTGAAACACAAAATTTATATGATGAATATATTTATGTAAATAATAATTGGGAAAAAATTGGAAGTAAAAGCATTGATTTAAGTAATTATTACACTAAAACACAAATCGATAATTTGTTTGTAGAAAACAAAAATTATGTAGATACTTCAATTGCTGCTGCAATTGGAACTGTGTTAGGAGGAAGTTTTTAATGGCTAGAATAAATACTTTAACTAATTTTTTAACTGATGTCGCAAATGCAATTAGACATAAAACCGGAAAGAGTCAAGCAATTGCTTGTGAGAATTTCGATAC